AGACTACTATACCAATCTCCTATGTTAGTCTCGTCTGTCCTAAATATATTTGTAAATTGTAAATTTTGAGGATACATATGGATGATTTAAATGATTTTGGTTTTAGTACAGTAAGTGAAACTGACTTTACTGCTGCAACTAAAGAACCAGAAACAAAAGTAGTAGAGGCCGCTGTTAAAGAGGCTAAAGCAGGACAAATAAAAGAAGTTGAAGGTACTGTAAATAAAATATGGAGTCTGCTTGATTATCATTATGAAGATATTGATAAACATAAAGATAAGTTGAATAAAGAATATGAACGACAAATGAAAGAAGTCGAAGATTTAATAGTACCGTTGTTAAATAACTTGGCAAAGTCTTCAACTAATGAATACATATTTTGGCCAGGTAGGAGAGAGATTTTGGAAAAGCAAATCGAGAAAATTACTGCATGCACTCGGGACATAAATATTTTTACTGAGTAATTCCGTATTTACAAAGGAAGTAGGAATCAACAATATCTGTAGCCGGATTACCCTTTTCTTGGACTAATTCGAAAGTCTCCGGTTGTGCTTTCCATGCTTCTAACATTGCTTCTTTATTAGAATTCCCCTTACCGGTAGCAAACTTCTTAATAACTGTTGGGGGGATAGTTTCATAGCGAAAACCATTCTCCATTAATTTTAATTTTAAAATTCCAACATTTTCCGCGATGTGAAAAACTCTGCCTGTTGATCCATATGAATAATCTTCCAAAATAACCTTTTCAACTCTTCCACTATACCAACGCAACGTATCTATAGTCCATTCTGCTAAAAACTTAAACTTATCTATACCTTTTAAATCTTTTGGTAATTTATAACAAGTTACATTTTGAAGGGAGGACCACCCGGGCCTCCACTTATCCAAAGCAAAAAAATTAAAAGTACAATTATTGGGATTAAATATTCCATCTTTATAAATGCAAATACATGGACTACTTGTTGAATAATCTATTCCTGCGCATATCAATTAAAATCCTAACTGTTGCAATTCTTTTATACTATTTTCTGCAGATGTATGTAAGATTGCAATTCCGCCTTTAGTCTTAAATTCGGCTACATTTTTCTCATTATCGTCAATTAATAAATTGGGAGAAAGATTTTCTTCAACAGCGAAATACTGTTTTTCTTCCCAAAAACAAACATGAACTCTTGAAGGGTATATTTTAAAATGATTGAGACACCATTTAAATTTTTGGACGCGAGCGCCGTCGTATTTGCCCCTTTTAGGAATAGCTGTAAGAACGTGAATATCAAATAAACCACGAATATAATCAACTAATAAATCGGCATCTGGTAACTTAGGTAAATTTTCGAAAAAATCGGAAGGCAATTTACTCCAATCATCCGCCCATTCTTTTTTACTTCCACATTGTTTAGTGATGGCGCCATCAAAGTCACTAAGAACACCATCCATATCAAGAAATACATTCATTTTTAATCATATATAAAATTTGTATCAGGATTTCTTTCCTTATAATTTTTATCAAGAACATCCTCCAACCAGATCTTCCCTTCCCCGGCCGGAGAATCCTCAATAGATTTCCAGATCTTCGAAACAGATGTTTTATTTAAAGATTCCGTATATGTTCGTAAAACGCCCATACAATCGTCACAATATTTTTCGAAGTCTGTTTTCATGTTTCCTTTATATTATACATCAATGTTATTAAAAAATCAAGTAAAAAGATACTATATTAAATCAACCACTTCGCAACCACCAGGAGCCGCGCATGCTGCGGATTGCGCTCCCGCAGTATGATCTTCTTTTTCATAATCTCCTAATATGCTCCAGTCTACACTCTTAGGCATTTGTATTATTAACTTGTCATATGTTTGTTTATCACAATCTTGATATGGGGCTTGCTTATAATTATGTTCACTAAATGGTAAAAATGAAATACCACTAATATTATCAAAATTATCCCAAACCCAAGAACCAACCTCTAACCATTCATGTTCTTTAACTGAAACAGTAACAGATGGTTTATGTTCACACCAATGATCTTGATATATCGTCCAAAGATCTAATTGTTCAATAGCCGTCATATCAGTTCTGCAAACAGCACCTTTAGGACTCTTTTGAGGAAATGAAAATACTGTAGTATGATCAGGTTTTGTTACATCAGGTTCACTAGGAAACCCTTGTGACATCATGAACCGACACAAAGGATCTTTATTATCTGCGCGCACCGTTCTGATGTAATAAGGATTATGACGGGCATGAATACCACTAGCAGAATCAACCAACTGAGAAACAGTGCCCGAAGGTTTAACACACGTAATGGCGGCTGATCTAGGGATACCGAGTTTATCAGCCCATTCTGCATTCGTTTTAATGGCAGTCTTACGAAGTTCATCCAATAATTCACCAGTTTTCTTTTTACCAGATTTACCATTAGTTAATCCATTGTCCATGATCCCAGTAAGGGAAACTCCAAGCAATCGTTCTTCAATACAGTTTCTGCTGAACTCTCTGGTAAGATATTTGAAATCTGTAAGTGTTGATTGGATTGTTCCAAGAATGGTCGCACCGCGAACTTTATCTTTGAGAGACTCGCTAGTGTCCCCTCCTCGAACAACGACTTCTGAAAGGTTGCAGAATTCTCGGGACCGAAGAATGATCTCGCTGCACGGATTGGTGCCAAAATCGTCTCTGGGATCTCGTCGTCTAATAAAATTTCCATTTCCATCTGTTTCTCTTTCATTTAATTTTTGGACCTGTTTTTTGGCCGATGCACTATTATAAATTCCACGCTCACCGGATTTAGAATCATAGAGGGATAACCACTCACGCATAAAAGTACCAACATCCGGCCTTTCTTTATAATTAACTGAATTATTCGCGAGTGATCGTTGTACATTAATCTTATACCATTCACCATGTTTCGCAAATCTCATTTCTCTATCATTAAGATCACTAAGACTAATAAGAGCACTTCGACGGACGCCACCTACAACAACAACTTCTGCAGTTTTACAAATAATATCGTGACACTCAACAGGTTTAAGTTTTCTTCCGGCTGCTGTTTTATATATATCTGTAACAAAATTAAATAAATCAACTAACGGTTGCGGGCCTGATGCTCGACCACCAAAAGTTTTTAATGGCATACCGGCAGCTCTAACTCTACTAACATCCCATTTAGGTATTAAACCTTGATATAATAAAGCAACTAATTCTTTATATGCTTTACACCATCCTAATTTACTATCTGAGACTACAATAACAGTATCTGTAGGATAAAAATCTTCTGCGATAGTTGGCATTTGTTTTGTATATTCTTCTTCAACAGAAAAACCAACACCAGTGCCATTCATCAAAACATACATAATTTCATCGAACGTTCTTGGATTGTCGCATTTTATATATGAACAATTATAACCAGAAACATTTTCCTTTTTTAATGGAACTCCGGCTGTCATCAAACATCTCATAGATGGCATAACCTCTAAATTTAAAACTGCGTCTTCTAATTCTTTTCTTTCCTTATCAGTTAAATCATAATTACATTTTTCTTTTAAATCTTCTTTAAAAAAATCAAAATATCTTCCAATTGTTTCTGGCCATGTTTCACGGCGTTCTTCATCATATCTCCATCTTGCATATCTAGAAAGATGTATAAAGGATTGGTATTCTGTAGGCAAATTCATTCCGCTTCCCCTTCTGGTTTGAGCTTTTGTAAAAATTCCGTTGATTCGCGCTCTGATAACCCGTACTTTGCCATGATCCAGCTACCTTGTAAATTGTCTTTAATTATACGTAATTCTTTTTGAGAAAAGGAAACAGCATTTAAAACGTAATCTTCAAATGATTCGCAACAAAGCGGAAATTTGGGTTTTACCAAATTATACATCACTTCCGCATAGTCTCTAACTTCTTTCTGTGCATGTTTATCCATTCTCAATTTACAAAAACCAAAAAAATTATGTAAATCGATTTTCCAAATAACTTCTGTATAATTGCCAACAGGCAAAACTGAACGTGCTAATTCTCGAGCTAAATCAAGATCTAGTAAGTTTTTGTAGGCCCAGGAAGCATTGTCATATTGGCGATTAAATTCATATTTAACCAGACCTTTCTTTTCAATGTCTTCTCCCCTACCTTGATTATTGTGTCTTGATTGCTTTTGAATATCATTATCATGTGGTACGTAAAAATCATTGCTCATAATTGAGTATCGTCCTGAATACTCATTTAAGTTCGCCGTCCGATGCCGAACTATTTGTCTCATTACAAAAATTGGTAACTTAATATGAAACTTAACTTCACACATCTCAAAGGGTGATGTATGTTTATGCCTCATTAAATACCGAATAAGATTTCTTGTTTGACTTGTCTTCCGGGTGCCTTTTCCATAGCTAATTCGAGCCGCAGATTCTCT